CACACAATCCGCCACCAACTGCGGATGCCCCATCAGGCACGCCCCGATCATATTGTTCTGCACCCGATCACTCGGGCAGCCAACGTTCAGATTCACCTCGTCGTAACCGTGCTCCTGCGCCATACGAGCGCAAGCGGCCAGGTCCAGCGGAACACTACCGCCCAACTGCAACGCCAGCGGGTGCTCGGCGTCGTTGTGACGAAGGAAACGCTCGTGATCGCCGTTGAGCAGAGCGCCGGTGGTGACCATCTCGGTGTAGAGCAGGGCGTTTTTCGACAGGATGCGTAGGAAGTACCGGCAGTGACGGTCAGTCCAATCCATCATGGGTGCAACACTAAAGCGCCGAGACAGCGTAGGCATTGGTTTTACTGGGCTAAGGCTCTGATTCTGTACCATTTTACTCAACGTGTTTTCGGCGTGTTTTAGGGCGTTTTCAGGCGTTTTTGGGGTCTCGGTGGTACGATGTACCACTTCAAAAAAGACGCGTACCACTTTCGATATGGCAGCTATCAGGGCAAGAAAACTGGCGGATGGGTCTGTGAGCTACACCGCTCAGATCCGCATCAAGCGTGACGGAGTGCAAGTCTACCAAGAGAGCCAGACCTTCGCCCGGAAACAGGCTGCACAGGCCTGGGCGCGTAAGCGTGAATCGGAACTCGATGAACCAGGTGCGATCGAGCGGGCAAGCCGCAAGGGCGCCACTGCGAAAGAGATGATTGATCAGTACCTGCGCGAAGTCGAAAAAGCGCGACCGCTGGGCAAAACCAAAAAGGCCACGCTCACGGCCATCGGTGCCAGCTACTTTGGCAAGCTCAACGATGCCGACATCAACACTCAGTGCCTGGTGGACTTCGCCTTGTGGCGGATGAGTGGCGATGGGGGAGGCGTCCAGCCGCAAACCGCCGGCAACGATCTGGCCCACCTCGGCGCGGTGCTTTCCATCGCCAAAGACGCTTGGGGCTATCAGGTCGATCCGCTGGCCATGTCCGGCGCTCGACGGGTGCTGCGCAAACTCGGCTACAACCTCAAGAGCCGCGAGCGGGATCGCCGTCCGACACTGGATGAGCTGGACCAGCTCATGACGCACTATGAGGACATGCAGGCCCGGCGCCGAAGCATCACCAACATGCTGAAGGTCGTCGGCTTCGCCCTGTTCTCCACCCGCCGCCTCGATGAAATCACCCGCATTCGCTGGGCCGATGTAGATGAGCCTGGCCAGCGAGTGTTGGTGCGGGACATGAAGAACCCCGGCCAGAAGATCGGCAATGACGTGTGGTGTTACTTGCCAGATGAGGCGTGGCAAATACTTCAAACAATGCCCAAAGTTGGCAACGAAATATTCCCATACAGTCCCGAGTCTATTTCCACTTCCTGGGCAAAAGCCTGCAAGTTTCTGAACATCGCTGATCTGCACTTTCACGATCTTCGACACGAAGGTGTCAGTCGTTTATTTGAAATGGATTGGGATATCCCGCGCGTGGCGAGTGTATCGGGGCACAGAGACTGGAACTCTCTGCGACGCTACACCCACTTGCGCGGTAAGGGGGATCGATACGTGGGGTGGGAGTGGCACGACAAGATATTGAGGGCGCCCGTCCAGCTGGGCGCCGCATCAATGAAGTGGCTCAACAGGCGGGTTTTAAGCCGTTGAGCTGATTGTTTTCTTTCACAGCGGCGGCGCGCTGAAGGTCGAGATAAGCAGCCAGATCGCCTATGTGAATGCCCTTCGCGGACTTCTGGCTCGGCTCCAGTCGGGTAATTGGAATCTTGATCTGCCCACTCAATACCTTGCGCTGAAACATATCTGGCGTCAGGTGCGTGAAGTAATCCCGGCACACCCGATCAAGCGGGATGATTGCCTGGCCGTCATACTGGGCCATCAGAATAAACGCTGTGTTCATGATGCTCCCCTCACATCCGAAACGATTGATGAATGAACCTCGGCCGCGCGACTTCCTCCACCGGATTTTCAGTCTGGACGTCGCAGACAAACCGGTGCCGCTCCCGGTTGGTCGCTGTCAGCGCTTCAGTCAGGCTGGGGACAGCGTCGAGGCATTGTTCGTAGGCGGTATCACCTTTCCAGCTTTGAGCCGGCAACACCTGGCAATCCGTCCGAGTCGCGTCCGTGCACAGATACAGCAGCAGGAAAACAGTCATAACGCCGCCTCCTGTTGTGCCACGCTCAGGCCTACCGCAATCGGGCGAACCCAGATCGGCATGCTGTTGAGCATGAAGGTTTCGCCGGAGGCAGCCAGCAGCAGCGTGGTACCCATCACATCGGCAATTGCTTCGGCGGCGTATGGCGGCACCGCGTTGCCAATCCGCTCACGCCATGCCTGATCACTCAGACCGTCCAGCTCGAACTGTTCTTCCGGCTCAACCAGGCTTTGTATGGCGGCCAGCTCCAGCGTGGTGAAGGGGCGGTGCCAGGTGCCGTCGAGACTCTCAATCACGCAGGTCAATCGGTCATTTGCCTCTGGCATGCGCGGATCCGCCACCGACCAGCGCCCGTTGTCCTGCTTGGCGCTGGCCGACACGGCTCCGCATTGGTCGTTCCAGCCGACAACGCCGTAGTGACCGCCAGTCAGGTAGGCATCACCCTTCGTGCGCTTCATACCTGGTCGAGGATCCTGAACCGCGAATGCGCCTTGCCCGGTGGTGCTGCCGGCGATGACTGTTCCTGTCGATTGATCCCACGCCGAAACCAGGTACTTGCCGAAGCCGTCGCGAGGCCGGCGAGGATCAGCAACGCTGAATGTTCCTTGCCCGGGCGACTTGACGCCGATAACCGCACCACTGGTTTCATCCCACCGGCGTACGCCGTACTGTTGGTATTGCAGAGACCCTTCCCGGGCGCGTGGATCGGCTACCGAGAACGCACCGTTCGTTGGGCTACTGCGCCCAGCAACTGTGCCGGCGGTGTCTCGCCATTCATGCACACCCAGGTAACCCGCACGGTATTCCGGAACGATTACCAGGTCCCGCAGGTAGCCGTCCTCGATCGCTAAGTCATTCAGGCTGCGCCAGTCTTTGCCAGCGGTGACCAGGGCGAGTCGAACCCATGTTTTCCATTGCAGCGCCGGTACCCGATGCATCGGGCCGGCGGCTTCGATGTCGCCGGCGAGCGGCATGCGGCCGAGGATCGAACCAACAGACTTGAGCGTCTTCTTTTCTGGCTCGTACAGAAACGGCGGCACCCTTTCGATGTGACGGGCTACCAGCAGAAAGCGCTTGCGGCTCTGAGCCAGACCACCTATGACGCCGCAGTCGTGAGTGGTCTCGGCGACTGCGTAACCGAAATACGACAGCACCTTATTGATCTGGTCCAGCAGATGCCGGCCGCGAGTAGCCAGTCGTGGCACATTCTCGAACACCAACAACGGGACCGGGTCATCCTTCCAGGCTTCCCCAAACAACCAGATGCAACGCAACGTCAGCTCGTTCAGGGCCTGATACTTCGGCGTAAGGCTCATCTTCTCCGACAGCAAGCCTGAGGCGCCTTTGCACGGGCTGGAAATGAACACCGCGTCGGGCCGCTCGTAGTTGGCCGCACGTCGAACATCCTCAACGGTCGCTTCACGCCAACCGGGTGGCGGCTCTTTCCCGTGGAAGCGGACGTACTGATCGCGAGTGAACAGATCCAGCAGCGTGCCTTTGACCCCGCTCAAACGCTCGAAGTCGGCCAGCCCGGCCGCATCAATGTCGATGCCGCCGATGCACTGCCATTCCGCTTGGATGTTGCCCACGACGGGCTTGGATTTATTGAAGCCTTTGGCGCCGCCACCGAGGCCGCAGCAGAAGTGAAAGTGTTTGAGTGTTCGCTTGAGCATGGTGCTTCTTCCTTTGCAGGCGATGGGGAGTTGCAGCTCCCCGTTGTTCGCCCGGTGATTCAAATCAGCGCGCGTAGCGCCGTGGCTTGTTCTTTTTCGCTTCCGCCTGCGAGGCCATCAGCTCGGCCCACTCGGCAGATTTGCGTTTCTGTCGGATCCGACTACAGGCCTGGTGCTTGCGGGTAGATCGGGCTTTGCCGCAGATGTCGCAGCAACTGGGGAGGTCAAGCCGATGGCTCGCCATGGGCGGACGTGTGCGTACCACTGAGCTGGTTGAGGCTTGCATCAGGCGTCCCCTAGCAATGCGCGGGTGAGGGCGTTGCGCTCGCCCTGGTGAGTCAGCTTGTTCAACGGCTGCACACTGGTACGGCCATTGCGGAGCTTCACGACTGCCGTTGCGCTGCTGATCTCTGAAATTTTCCCTTCGCGAACGCTCAGACTGACGCTGTGCCCGGTGCTGCGTGCAGCTACGAAAGTCACCTCATCACCGACTTTGAAGGCGTTCGTGGTAGCCTCTGTGCCGCCACTACTTGGGTTTTGTGCTTGCATGGTGCTTCTCCTTTGGGGTGGTCGGTGTCGAGGGATTGCAGTCCCTCGGCACCACTTCTTTTGTGGCGTGAACTCCTTGATCAGCCAGCGCGGCGAACCAGATGAATCGCCAAGCCTTTAAGCTGCTCGTTGCCAGCAGCCTCCTTCTGCCACTGCAAAATCTCTTCGATCTGTTTGCTCGAGCAGTCATCGACAAGTAGCGTCCGCTCGCCACGCTCCAACCTGACTTCCATGATTCCGAGCAGGCCGTGGTGCGAATACGCATCTGCATGAATGATTCCGGCCGGTCTGCCTTCGGCCAGTTGCTGCGCCTCAATGGACCTGAGCTTTGTCGTCTTACCCGTGCCGGCGTCGCCGGTGATGACGTGTACTTGCATGGTGCTTCTCCGTTGGAATGTGCCCAGCGTTGCAGCGCTGGTTGCGGTTTACGCGCTCTGAAAAATCCAGCAGCGCACAGTGGTGGGTTTGTTGAACATCGCGTTGCCGGCGGCCTGTGAAGCGCGGACCGCGCTGTACACCGCCTTGTTGGTTTCCACCCATTTGCGGCTGCGACTGTTTACCAGCAGCCCGCGCAACGTCTTGAGGTCGGCCAGGTTCTGCCGGTGCTCGCTGGCCTTTTCAGCGAACTCGTTGAGGTTGATTGCGATGAGTTTCGGGTCGGTGCTGTGATTGACCTGCGGGCCTTCGCCCAGGCTTTCGAGGTATTCGAAGACTTCCCAAAACTCGGCAACCAGTGGGTGATCAGCGCTGATCGCGGCCTGCCGTTCCAAGGCCATGGTCATCAGCGCCTGTTGAGTCGTGGCGACGTGGTTGTCATCGAGCGGGCAAACCAGGCGCAGGCAATCGACCAGGGCCATCAACTGGCTGTGGTTCTTGATGATCCGCTCCACGCGGATGTCCTTGAGCTTGCGCAGATGCTGTTCATGAACCAGCACACGTTCGGCAAACTTCGCCATCACCTGGGCTTCCGCACGCACAGCCAGCAGCAAAAAGTGGCTCAGCTGCTCGACCGGTATCAGGTTCAGGTTGTCAGCCGCTGCGCGGCTCTCGGTGGTGACTTCCGGGCGTGCAAAGTGCGATTTGATAATCCGCGTCAGGATCGCTTCCGACGCGCTGACATCGGCGTTCTGGCTGATCGCAATCGCGCCCCGAAACGGCGGTTCGTAAGTCTCGTTGCCGCTAGTTTTCATGCCCTTGGTGCCGAGCGTACCGCCGCCGTAGAAGTCCTTCAGCTCGTCCCAGTCGAAGCCTTTGGCGTGCGCTTTATCCGGCTCGTTGCGGTCGCCCTCGATCAGCACGACGGGCATGTTGGAGACCTGGCCCATGGCGCGCTGACGGCCGGCACGGGTCGATTTCGACGGGTCAAAACCTTCATGTTCGCGGCCGAGCAATTTCCATAGGAAAGTCAGCAGCGTGGTCTTGCCGGCGCCGGCCTCACCGGTGACTTCAAGGAATGGAAAGGATTTGTACTGTGCGCGGATCTGCTCGGCAAACAGCGAGCCAAACCAAAAGGCCAGAGCGACGATGCCCTTGGCACCAAAGCACAGCCACAGCATCGGCAGCCAGTCGGTCCGGTACTCCTTGGCGTCGCGCTGGATGTGCATGGCGATCGACTTTTGCAGCGTCTTCAGCCGCAGCTTGCCGAACTCGAAAAAGTCCTCCTTGTTCACAACGCTGACGATGCCGCCACGAACGGCAAGGTCGCCGAACACGTAGCAGCTGTGCAGTTTGCTGTAGCCAATGAAGTCGATGGTCTCGACGGTCTTCAGGCCGAACAGCTGGTCCTTCATGATCTTGTCGAGTTGCTGCCCGCTGCCGGTGAACACGGCGCCGGCGGCCATGCTCAGCAGGCGTTTCTTGAACTCGCTGGCGGCGGCGACCTGGCCACCGGTGAAGGTGTTCTTCACGCTGCCGCTGTCGTGCGGAAAATCGACGCGGAAGTAGTACCAGGATTCGTCGGTGACTTCGTTGCGCTGGAAGTACAGCGCCTGCGGGTAACAGTTGGCGATTTCGACCACGCTACCGCACTGGCGCAGGGCCTTGTCGCGGCGCTGTTTGTCGTTCAGCAGCTGGTCTTCGTGACGCTCGGATGACTCCAGCGCCTGCATGGCCTTGTTGAATTTCTCCAGATCCATCTTGAACCAGTAGAGCCGGCTCTCGAACCCGAAGTGAAACTCGTGGCGCTCGCGCCATTCGTACATCAGCACGCCTTTCTCGGACGCGCTTTCGGCGATCAGCAAAGCGCCGTGGTAGCGGGCAGTATCGAGGTCTTTCTCCCGCTGCTCGGCCCGTTCCGACTCCCCACCGATGAACGCCCAGCGCTGATGCAGGTCGTTCCAATCGACTTTGCGGCCATCGGCGGGTTGGGGGATCTGCGCGGCCTCACACTGATAGCCCAGGCCACGGGACTGGCGCACCCAGCGCTTCGTGTACTTGTGCGCACCTGGCTCGTTGTCCAAGGCCCAGACCAGCCTCGGCAGCTTCCCGCCGCGCAGCCGCGCAAGTTCTTTCAGGGACTCTTCAGGGAAAGCGCCTGACGACATGGCCGACACCGCCGCGATCCCGTGATGCACCAGGGCGATGGCGTCGAAGATGCCCTCGACAATCCAGAGTTCATCGACGGCCAGCAGATCTACACACGGCGGGCACCACCAAACGCCCTTGTAGCTGTCACCCTTCTTGAACCGGGCTTTCTGCTTGCCGAACCGGTGCGGCCGATCAATCAGGCGTTCCCAGTAGCCACCCTTGTCCAGCGCGAAGCGGACCGTGGCACTGCCGGCATCCAGCTCCGGAGAGTAGAACGTGTCCTGCGTGTACCACCCCTGAATAAGCTCAAGCTTGAAGCCTCGGGCGAACTCGAGATAGGCCCGAGCCGTGGCGGTCGGATGCTGATCGGTGGAAGGTGCGCGGCCGCTCCAGTCATCAAACAGATCGTCGTAGATTTCCTTGACGTGCCATGTCTGGCCGCACTTGCTCTCCCGACCACAGATGATCAGCCACGGGTTGTTGTGGTTGGTGTACAGCTCCTTCTTGTTGCAGGCGGGGCACTTGCCGCCACGCATGTAATCGGTGAGCGGCCGGTGCTTCAGTTCGTAATCGCTCTCAAGGCGGCGCAGCACTTCGGCGCGTAGTTTGTCTTCCATCTTCATCGGGGTTTACTTCACTTCGCCGAGGCTTTGTTTGAGGGCGCCAATCAGGCGTTTTTGCGCGGCCATCACCGGGAAGGCCGTCAGCAGCGAGCCGTGCCGTAAACCCTCGGGGATCATGCGAAACCGATCGTCATACCAGTACTCGTTGAACTGCACGGAGTACTGCGCGCGCAGTGCCTGGAGCAGGGCTTCAGCCTGCGCTCGGGGCAGTGTTGCGGTGATGGCGATGTCGATTTCCATGATCCACCTCGGATTTCAGGCAAAGCTCACCCAAACCCACGGGAAGCGGGGCAGGGCGGGTTGTTTAAAAAGGGGTTACTGAGGGTGGTTCTTGTGCGCGGAGTCGCGCTGAGCCAGCAGGGTCTGCGGCAGCAGCCTTGCCGGTACCGGGTAGCGCAGATCTGCCCGGATATCGATCAAGTGCACGACCGTGCAGCCGGGGCTGTTGCCCCAGTCCACACCGATCCACTTGCGCTGGTTGATCACCTGCAATTCAGTCCAAGCGTTGTGCACCAGACGTTCAGCCATGAACACCGGCACTTCCAGCGAGGTGGCCAGGTGCCGAACGCAGTTTTCATAGAGCAGGTCCGAGTCCACCAGGTACTGCGCTTCGTGCCGTTGCAAGTAGGCGAACGCGGCGCGTTGCATGCTGCTGCGGTAGTCGTGGGTCAACTGTTCGTGATTCATTGCGCACACTCCATTTCCATTTGGTCGAGCAGGTCGGGTTGATCGTTGGCGGTCTTCATCGCGGCACGGCGCAGAGCGATGTCGGCGATAGGCAAACGCACCGATGGATTGGCCATGCCGCTGGGACTCATTTCGTGAGTCATCTCAAACTCAGCACGCACCGACCAGCCACAGGCCTCGTTGGTGCATTGCAGGTAGGCCACCCGCAGGAAAATGTGTGTGCCTTCGCTGGTGCGGATACGCATGCGGCCGAGGCAGTGGGGGCAGACAAGTTTGTAAGTACTCACCCTGCGATCCCCCGACCATGCAGTTGAATGGTTGCCAGCACTTCGGCGTAGCGGGCGGACATGTAGTGCATCAGCGCGTTGATGATTGCCTGGGCTTCGCAAGACTCAATGACGCCGTCGTCCAATGCCTTGGCAATGATTTGATCGACCATGCCGCGCTTGGCTGCGGCCTTGACTGACCGGTTGTACAACTCGACGTTGTCCAGATCGGCCGACACAGTCAGGGGCACGAACAAACCACCGTATTTCGCCGCGATGTAGTCGGGCAGAAAGGTGGTGCCCGCAACCCGCTCAAGACGGTGAATGTGATCGTCACTCAGTGGGCGGCTGCCGGCGTTTTCATAGGCTTGGTTGTCGAACTTTTTGAGTGGCATTCCAAGGTCGGCAGCGGCGTAGATTCGGCCACCCTCGTAGGCGCCAATCACCGCGCTGACCACGTCTTTCCTGCTGGCTAGAACTGGGCGTTTCATCTTCTGGTTTCCTCCCTGAGCCAACCGGCCTAGTTTTGACTGACGCAGTCTTTGATGCCGAGAAGCACGGCGGCGCGGTGTGCTTCACCCCGCAAGCACTTCTTTTGCCCGTTCAATACGGCGTACACCGTTGAAGGGTGGAGATTGTTCTGTAGGGCAAAGTCCTTGACGGAAATGCCCTGAAGCTCCAAGCGCGTTCTAGCGGCCTGGCAAGCTTGCTCGGGTGCGTAGGTGGCGTGCATAGTTCAAATTCGTGTGATTTCGCGTAATGGTTTGATGATATTGGTTCAGTAAATTGAACCTGTCAACGCTTGAGGTTCAAAAAATATGACCATCGGTGAACGGCTGAAGGAAGAAAGGTCGCGTCTAGGCCTCAGCCAGACTGATTTAGGTGCTGCTGGCGGTGTCGGTAAAACCACTCAAATAAATTATGAAAAAGGCTCAGGTAGCCCCGACGCCAAGTACTTGGCCGCAGCTGCGGAGTTGGGAATTGATGTTCTGTACGTTGTGACCGGACAACGCAAACCGACTCTTGCCGGCAGCATCAGTGCCCAGGCAGCAGAATTTCTTGAGGTGTACCAGCACATTGGCGAGCAAGATCGCGACGTGCTGTTACGCATGGCATCGGCCTTTGCGAAGGCGGCAAGTGTGATGTGAGAAAGGACAATGATTGACCTGGTCAATCACTGTTCAGGTGAGTGGAAGCAACACGCCGGCCACGATGGCCGGTTTTTTCATGGATATTGAAAGGAGCGGTACGAATGGCGTTGAAACCCTGCAAGTCTTGCAAGCATCAAGTAGATACCTCTGCGAAAACCTGCCCGAACTGCGGCGTAGCGAACCCTGGCGTCACTACAGCACAAACCCTTGGCGGCCTGGTCATTCTCGGCATCATCGTCGCGGTGGGCTTTTCGATGTGCTCGGGTGGCAGCAAAGACAAAACCGAAGAGAAAACTGCAAAGGTCGATGAGGCCGCGTGCCGTAAGGACCTTCAGTGCATGGGCGACAAATACACCGTCGCCGCCGGTGTCTATTGCAAGGACCCCATCGTGCGCCTTGGGAAGTACTCCGCGCGTTGGACTGATGGCACCTTTGAGCCAAAAATGAGCCACTTTCGCTGGCTGAACAAGGAGCAGGGGACACTGACGTTCATCGGCGACAAGATCGAATTTCAGAATGGCTTCGGCGCTTATCAAAAGCACATCTACGAATGCGACTTCAACCCTACGGGTAACCAGGTGCTGGCCGTTCGTGCCGAGCCCGGACAGCTCTGATACGGCGGTCCTTGAAGGGGTAAACAGTACTTACATTTCCGAAGTGGTGTGATTCAGCAGGGGTGGTCGTCTGTGCGGCGATCTCATTCAAACCGGTCTCAAGACTTTTCATAAAGAGGCTGGTGGCACAGAAAAATGTGCTGAGGATGGGTGACTCCCGGGCGATGAAGGTGGTGTGAAGCCACCGTGCCCTTCACAAGGAAATGGAGTACGCAGGATGGAAAACCTTACCCCTTTGGAGCGCTTGTTTTTGCAGCTTCTCGCGAAGCTGAATGATCAGCAGCAGCAAGATTTGCTGAGGGTCATGGAGGTGCTCGAGCAGTCATCGAAGTAAGGCATTGTGAGCAGGGCCTTGGCGAGACGCTGAGGCCTTTTGTGATGAAACTGTGGAGCGGGAATTGTCAGTTTCTTGGCCATACTGCTTGCAGAATGTTGAATTTCAGTGAGGTGATTTTGTGGATGATGAACTTAAGCATCAACCTTTGTTTCGGACTGTTTGGTTCTGGCTGGCAATTTTGGTGCCTGTTTTTCTAGCATTGTTTCTAGGGGCTGGTATCTGGGTAAGCTCAAATGTTGGAAAGTGGTGCTTTGAATCTGGTTGTGTAAATTATTTTGTCGAAGTGTTCAAGGTTCCTATTACGATAGCCGGGTTGTCATTGCCACTTGTTGCTATGGTGGCCGCAGTGCAAAGGTCAAAAGAAGCTTATATACAGATTAGGCATGGCCAAAAGCAATATAGTGAGGCTGTTAGTAATAATCGGGTGGGGAATTATCTTAAGCATCGTGAAGGTTTTTATAAGCTAATAGAGAATTTCTGTGAAATTGAGGCTGTAAGCGCAGGTGATAGTAAGGTGTATATAGATGCGGGTTATCTTTATATGCGACTTTTTCCAAATAACAGTTTCGAGCTTCTTGAGTTTGTGCAAGGTACAGCGCCATTTTGGAAACGCCTAGATGAGAGTTTTTCCAAGATGGAGGCTTTTGTAAGCGATGCTGACAAAATTGGAGGTGATTTTGATTTGACAGGATTTATAACTGAACTCCAAACTGCCTTGAATGTTTTTACAGTTCGAATTGTTCCATTTGTAACGTGCGAATTTGGTGAGGAAGGTAAGAAAAGTAGCTGCATTTTACTGGGGGAAGGGTTCAGAAATATTGCTAACACTGCCACGTTTGCCCTGAGGCTGCTCATCGCAGTAAAGATTTATGCAGGGATAAAAGTGAGTTTGACCGCGCATAGGCTTTTATATAGTCCTGAGTTAAAGAATATGTTGGAAGAGTTAAAGGGTGAAATAGAGTTCGTGAAATGAATGTCTTGTGACTTAAAAAAAACCGGCTTAAGCCGGTTTTTTTATTTTAGGTAAAATTCCCTCAGTGCTAAGGTTGACATTAGCGATTCTTCACTTCCATATAGTGAGAATAGATTTAAATTGAATTGGTCTAGTTTTGCTAGGATGCTAAGTTTTTCTTTTTTGGGAAGAGTTATTTTATACATTCTGTCGTGGCTTTTGGGACTGTTGTATTCTTCGTGCGGGTGCGTGAAGTAATGGTTTCTTCCGTATTCGTTTGAGAATGATAGGCAGAGAGTGTACTGGGCTTGTTGTATTGAGTGTCTTTTGTGAGTGTCAATGTAGGGGCCGATGCTTTGAATAAACGGGCCGCCCCCAGCATAGCTTTTTGCAGAACCTAGATATTCCTGATATACAAAAATAGCAATATTACCTTCTGCTTCATTGGCGCATTCCGAATAAGCAAAAAGGGCTGCAATGTATGGTGAACGTGTCCAGTCGAGCAAGGGCGACGGGAATCCGTGGTGACGTAAGTATACTAGGTATTCTAAAGATGGGAGTGGAGCATAGTAGCTGTGCTCTGAATCTCGAATGATAGATCCATCCTTTAGAAGAATGGGGTCCCATTTTTTTTCTGCATGCAGCTCTGCCTGAAGCTTTACGCGGTCTGCACTATATAGATAATTGTCTAGCGATTTTGTTTTGGGTGAGTATCTTTCTAATGTGGTGAGAAGTGGCCAGTTTGAATCTGCATGACCACGAAATAGTAAGTCTGAGTAGTGTTTCCGGGACTCGCCCTTAATTTTTTTTTGTTCGGCGCGTAAATCTTCCACCCATGACTCGAATTCGCTAAATCTGCTAAATGACAGGATTTCCATTTCTTACACTGTTCTCGATTCTTGGCCAGTCGCTATTATCTTCATATGTAAGATTTTTTCCAGTCTTCGCCACTCTCGATCCACTGCGCGTTTTGCCGTTTTTTCTGAAGCATATAACCAACGCAACCTCCGTGGATTGCTCTGATCCCCAGCCGTCACTGTCTTCTCCTTCCCGGTCTTCTTATCGCGGTAGTACGCGATGATCCCCGTGAAATCCCCCTTATTCTCTTCCGCCAGACCCTCAACGGTATCTTCCGGCAGCTTGCTCTCCAGCTCCAGGCTGACGGTGTAACCATTGTCCGCACTGAGCGTGTGCTGCACGTTGCCGCCGTACCAGATGATCTCGTCAATCTCCGGCTTAACCCCCTCGAGCGTATAGGTCAGTTCCGGGATCAGATCCGGCCGGCCCATGGCCAGGGTATAGTTGAGCGTCGCGCTACCACGTTGTAGGCGATTGAACTCGGCCCGTGCCGCACGCAGGGCTGATTGGCGGTCGCTGTAGGTATGGCGCAGATCCTTCAGGTTCTCGCCACCGCCGGCGATGGCTTCCTGTTTCTTGGCGCTGTTCACATCGTAGAAGTAGGCCCGCACACCGTCGTAGCTGTCGCGGTCGGCTTGCAGATACCGGTGCTGATCGCCGTCCGCGCGGGTGAGGGTGACGTGGGGCAGCTCGGCGCCGCTGGCGGTCTTGCCGCCGCCGGCGGGCAGGCACAGCAGGCAGCCGGCCTTGACTGTCACCACGGCATCAAATTCTTCGCCGACGCGGCTGATCAGGTTGGCGTCGGATTCGTTGGCCTGGTCGAGCTGCAGGATGGGCAGCCCGTCGAGGGCACCGGCGATGGTTGCGGTCAGGCCGTTGCCCAGGGCGATATCACCTAGCACATCGCCGAACGTGGTGTTGCTCCAGCTGCGTTCGCGTTTGGTCTTCAGGCCCTTGCGCAGATCGGCGGAACGGGCGCGGATGCTCAGCACGTCCGGCGCGCCAGAGTGTTCGGTTTCATCGACGGTGTAGGTGCCTTTGTCCACCAGGCCTGTGTCACTCCAGCCCAGCCACAACCGAACCACCGCGCCCTTAGGCGGGATGGCCAGCAGCCCGTCATGGTCGCTGAGGGTGATGCTGAGTTGATCCGCCTCGATGCCACGATTGTCGGTCAGGTCCAGGCTCATCAGGCGCGGGCTTATCAGTTGGGCGATATCGTTGCCATCCACGGTGATGCGAAACGCCGGCACCGGATAGGCCGCCTCGCGCTTGTATCGCTCAATGGTCTTGTCCAGAAAACCGGTGACGCGGGAAAGGGCGGCATCGATCACAGCAGCTTCCTCATGATGCTGACGCCGGCGCTGGTACCGGCGCCGATCAGGTCAATCCGGTCGTCATCGATGCGTTTGAGGCTGAGGGTGAATTCGATGCGGCGCGGGGTGCCGTCGCGGAAGAAGATCGTCTTGGTTTCACTCAGGCTTTCGATGATCCACAGGCCGTAGATCCGACCGCTGCCCTCGACCATGGGCCAAGCCTTACCGGTGTTGGCCATCAGGCGCAGGGCGTCGAGGCTGAGGGCGCTGCCGGCGAGTTCCGGCAGGATGATGCCGGGTAGGGTGATGGAGTCATCACCACGACCAACGAACTGGCGAGCGGGCGCGGCGCCGACGCGGTTGCTGCTGGCGTGGCGCCATTCGGTCTGGCGTTGCAGCTCTTGGTAAGCGGCGGTGGAAAGGCTGAAAACGAACATGCCCAGGGCAAGCATCATGGTGGGTTACTCCAGGTCGGACAGTCTGCTGCGCTGGCGGGCGTTCTTTTCGCTGGAAACGCGGGCCAGCTCGGCGCTCACGGCGCGGGCGATGGCGCGTTCATCCATCCCGGGCGTGGTGTGGATGTTGATTTCGTAGGTGTCGTGGCTGTCGTAGGCTGCGGCCGGTGCCGGACTGATGGGAGCGCGATTGTCGATCGACACTGAAGAGGATGCAGCGGCGCCGGTCGGCAACTGCGGTAACCCGATGGCGCCCAACGGTCCGGCCACGGCACCGAGCGCACGCTGCCCTGCAGATACGACTTGCTTGCCCATGTCTGTGATGGCGCCCAGTGGGCCGTCCTGGCCACCCTCCAGACCTTGGGTCAGACCGGCCATGGTGAAACCGCCGAGCGCCGTGAACACGCGGGACGGGCTGTGGATGCCGAGCTTTTCCTTGAACATGTTAATGGCCGAATCAGCAATAGAGCTGACGGCGTTCGTGATCTGGCCCAACCCCGCGAGCAGCCCGTTGACCAAGCCATTGACGAGCATGTTGCCGAACTCGGTAAAGCGGCTCGGCAGATCCACGCCGAGGTAACTCATCACGCCAGCGAAGGCCTGGTAGATCAGACCAATGGGGCTGAAGTTGGCCAGCGTGGTGAGGATGCCGCCGATGCCTCCGCTGAATCCGGCTTTGATCTCTGTCCAGGCATTGGCGAAGTAGAGTTTCACCGCGTCCCAATTGGTGTAGATCAGGTAGGCTGCGCCGGCGAGGACGGCGACCACTGCGCCGATGGCCAAAGCTACCGGGTTGGTTGCGAGCCCCCACATGGCGATGCTGACGGTGCGCAGGGCGGTCACCAGCGAGCCGCTGAGCGTGCTGGCGAGCAGTCGAACGCCCTGACCCAGCAACGGGAACGCATTGCGTGCCAAGCCGCTGATGGTGGGGAATAGCTTCTGCATGATTCGCAGCGTGCCGCCACCCTGCATGCCGAACATCGCCATGCCGTAGCGAACCACGGCAAACGGGCCGAGCAGGCTGGCCATGCCGATAGCCAGACCACCGAACACGAACGACAGGCCGGCGACCAGAGCCACGACTTTGACCAGTCCGCCAGCAAGTTTCGGATTCTCCCGCGCCCAAGCGCCTACCTTGTTCGCGATCTCGCCGAGCGTATTGATCAGCTCTTTCAGTTCCGGCGCGACGGCGGCTCCGAATTCGGCCATGGCATTGGTGAAGCTGCCTTCGGCGGCTTCCATGACGTTGGTCAGCGTGCCGAGTTGTTCGTTGACACGCATGCGCAAGGTCGCTTGGGTTTGCAGCTTTTGCTGCACTTCCTGATAACCCGCCAGCCCCTTGTTCATCATGGTGTTCAAGGTCGTCATCGTTTCCGCGTCATCACCGAACAGCTCTTTGGTGATTTTCCTGCGATCTTCGTCGTTGAACGCTTTCAGCTTTTCGATTTGGGCGTAGAGGTTTTCCAGACCTGCGAAGTTGCCTTGGTCGTCGGTGAACTTGAACGACACATCTTTACCGGTGGACTTGGCGACGTTGTTGGCTTTGCTCACGCTGTCCTTGTCGAGTCCGGCCTGGAATATCTTGCGGAACGCGTTACCGGCGGCGCCGCCTTCCATACTTTGCTGATCCATCATGATCAGCAGCGGGGCCAGTTCCTTCGCAGCGTCGAGTCCAGACTTTTTGATGGTGTCCATCACCGGTGCAATCTTGCTGAACCCCTGCAGCATGTTGCCGGGATCAACGCCCGCATAAACGCCGCGCTGAATGGTGTCCATCAACGACATCATGTCCTTCTCGGATGTCTGCGTGGCGTCCTGCATTTTCGCTGCGAACTCGGCGGCTTCTTCGGCGGGCATCTTCAGTTGTACGCCGAGATACGCGGCGGCTTCACCGGTGCCGCCGAGGATGCTTTGCGCGCTGATACCTTGGCGCCGCAGCATGGTCATCATGTTCTGAAAGTCGGCGGTGGAACCTGGTAGGCGGTCGCCGAGTTGCGTCGCCAGGTCGGTGATCTTCTGGTAGTCCTCGGCCACCTTGCCGGTGTTGTCCATCATCGAGACTTTCAGCTGTGTAGCTGAGTCTTCGTTCGGTGCAAAGGCGCCGACCATTTTTGCCAGCGGGCGGCTCGCGGCATAACCCACGCCCAACCCGGCGGCCCCGTTGACGGCCATGTCGCTGGCAAGGCTTTGGGTCTTTGCCAGCCTGTTGCGCTCGGCAGCCATCCGTTTCTGTTGAGCATTGAGCGCGACCAGCCGCTGCCCCTGTTCGCTGATGCTCGCATTCGTGGCGCTGATCTGCTCGCGCAGCTGACGCTCATGCGTGCCGAGGTCTTTGGTGCTGATCCCGGCGCCGTACAGCTTCGAACGCAGGGTCTGCAACTGTTCGGACTGCTGCTGGTGTTGTTCCTTGAGCCGCTGTGCTTCGCGCACGGCCGTACGGAAGTCCTTGGCCATGGCCTTGGTCGGAACACCGGTGGCAGCAAACTGTTGGCTGAGCGCTCGGACTTTGTCGCGAGCGGAGGTGAGGGCGGTTTCGGTCTGCTCGGCAGCAGCGCGCTGGGTACGCCAGGCGCTGACGTCTTTCTGCTGCGCGTTGAGTTCCTTGAGGCGGTCGCGGGCGTCCTTGAGTGCACGGGCAGCGCCGATGCTGCCCTTGTCGATGGCCTTCAGGGGGCCGCTCGCGCGGTCGATGGCGTTGAGCAGTACCTGAAGTTTTAAATCATTCGCCATCGGTGGCACTCCGCACCCTGGCGCGCTCGCGCCAGTCCATCAGTTCTTGCAGGCCCAGTTGGTCCATGTCAGCCGGCGCCCAGTGAAAGACCACGGCCAGATCGGCCATGGCGTCCTCTACGCAACGAGGGAGGCGTCCGTCCTCACCGACTTCTGCAACAAAAAATGGGCGACCTTGTTGCCGCAGGCGAGCAGGTCGGCCGGGTCCATGCCGGCGGCTTCCGGTGCGGTGATGGATGGTGAAGTGATGCGTGGCAGTACCTTGAGCAGGGCGCCGACATCGAGGTTCAGCAGGTCCACCAGGTGGACGCCGCGCAGCTCGCCGGACTGTGGTTTGCGCAGGGTGAGGCTGTCGATCTGATTCTTGCCGCGCAGGATCGGCGTATCGAGGAGGACGGTGTTGTCGTCGGCGGCTGGCAGGGTTTCGGTGGCGTTTTCAGTTTCCATGGAATGCTCCGGTGGTCAGGGTTGAAGTTGGATCAGAGGCCGATGGCAGAGCGCTGTTTTTCCAGCATGTCCACGCCGTTGACCTTCTCGATGAAGTTGAGCAAGTCGATTTCGATGATGTCTTCGTTATCGACAATGAGCTTGTAGTAGGAGCAGGTGGTGGTGATGCTGTGTTCGGTGTCTTCGCCGGGTGCCGCGTCGCCCATCTCGATAGTTTCGTGACGGCCGCGCACGACAATTTCCACGGCACTGACTTCGCCGGTGTCGTCCTGCTGGAATGAGCCCGCGAAGCGTAGTTGCACGCCGGACGCGTTGACGCTGCCGAACTGTCGGAGCGCGATCAGATCCAGCCCGCCGGTCTTCCATTCGAACTGGATGCCGTCATCGGAGAACCCGAGGTCCGCCTTGACCGGGCCGTTCATGCCGCCGCCCCGGTAGCTTTCCATCTTGCGGCCGAGGGGCGGCGGGGTGACGCTCTTGGCAACGCCCTGGTAGGTGTTGCCGTCGTTGAACAGGTTCATGTTTTTGAGCTTGCGAGGCATGGCCATAGCGGTTGTCTCCGGGGTACGGGCGCCCCCGCAAGGGCGCGCCGGTTCAGGCGTTCACTTTGCTGGCGAACTGGATCAGGTAGCGGTCGGTGATGCGCTGGCGAAGGGTCAGGTCTTCCAGCGGCGGCACGGGCGTGTAGTCGTAATCGAGGTAGAGCTTGCCGGCCTTGAGGGTGTCCTTGTCGTTGATCTCTTCCGGGTACCAGCAGTCGCCGCCGATCAAGTAGCCGCTGCCGACCATCTCGCGGAATTTGGCCTTGATGCTCTCGATCATGTCGCGCACCAGGGACGGGTGCATGGGCTTGTCCACAGCCCACATCTGCGCCTCGGCCATGGTGTCGGCGAGGATCTGCGCGGTGCGGGTGTAGTTCTCGAAAGCAAACAGCGGATCGTCGCTGCACGTGCGGCTGCCCCAGAAGCGGAAGCCACCTTCGTTGATCAGGGTGGTGACCTCGTTTCCGTTGAGGTAGTTGGCGTCGGTGGCCGGGTTTTGCAGATCCCAG